TTGTGTACATATAGTTTTCTAGAAGGAAAAAAAGCATTATCCCCGCAATCATTACAATATTTTCCTCCATAGATGGGGTGATTTCCTTCTTGAATAGGATCTCTTGACAAATCATTATCAATATACGCCAAATATGGCCATTCTTCATCGAACTGCTGTTCTAAAATATTATACCTTCTCGAAAATACTTCATATTTGCTTCCTCTTATAGATAATCTTTTAATGCTTTTAATATTAAATAAAGTTGTTGGTGCTATATCTTCTGGAATGGTGGGTTCTTTCGAAAACGGAAACACTTTTTTGTCTTTAAAATCTTCGTAGTATTCTTGCCAATTTTCTTTATCAGATTCTATTTTACTAATAAGATAATTATCATAATAATCTATCGTAGTCGATAAATTTCTAATAGCATTTTCTTTTTGGAGTTGAGCAAAAGCACAAGAAGGTTCTTCTTCAAAGTAGTCACCGTCACCGGCAAAACAAGGAACACAAATTCCATCATTATTACAATCTAAACTACCAGCATAACAACCCCCGCCCCAACTTGTCGGTAATTGCGTATAAAAGCACGGGTTTCTGCTATTGTTATGACCCGGAGTATATTCTGTTTCCGAGTAACAATCTAGACCATTAAGGGAATTTTTAGCAATTATTAACCAGTCTTTGATATGTTGAATATGATTCCATTGTAAATCAAAAGTCCATTTAATATAATTGTCAATATCTGCACTGTCTGCACTGAGATAATAAAATTCACCTATAGTTTGTGCCCAAACAGAACCGTCTTCTAAATCATAACTTAGTTGTAATCCACTTTCAAATTCAGAATTTTCCGGGTCATAATTAACAACATCTGTAAATGTTCCAGAAGAAACAACATTTACTTCTGATGTTTCCGCAGTAGATCCTCCACCGGACAAACAACAAATTGAACATTCATAAACATCCCATTTATCTTTAATATTCTTTTTCAAGATATATTCAGCATATTTATTTTGTAACGATCCTTTAATTTCTTTTTCTATGGTTCTTTTAACACCAATATCTAAATCGGTTTGATCAAACATTGTCTGCCACATTTTTTCTTCTTTAATGGTAGAAAGTTCCCCCAGCGGATCATGATCTTTAGGATCGGGGTTGTTATAGGGTGCTGAAAAATATCCATAAAAGTCATCATACTTTCTAGACGAGGAACCAAAATCAAAATCTTCGTTAAAAGAATCGGGAACCAATTGATACTGTTCAACTTTTGCCCATTTATCGTGGTCAGCATGATAATCATAAAATATTGTTTCTTTAGTGTGTGTTGACGAAAAATCAATATATTCAAAATAAGGATCAGAAAAAGAAGGCTTTATCAACTCATAAAAAGACTTATATGCCCCTCTTTTTAAAAGTTGTAAATGATTTGCTTCTGATAAAGTCTGAAAAGAATAAAGTCTATTATCTTCATCTTGAAAACTAACTTTATATTCTATAACTGGTTCTTCTTGATCTCTAATTAAAGAATCAATAGATCTAAATCTCCACCGTTTTAAATCTTGCCAAAAAAGATAATTTACTGCATAAGGATTTTCAGAAGAAACTGAATTTTCCGCTAAATTGTGCATAAGTTGTATTAGGGATGGGGTACTTCTTGTCTTAGCCCAAGGATACATGTTCTGTTCTGATTGTAGCCAGATAGAATTTGAAGTATTTTCAATATCCATATTTTCTTGTGCGGTACTAAATCTGTTAGCACTAGGATTAAAATATTTTTCTGCTATATCATCTACAAGTCCTTGCTCTGCTTGCCGTGTGCCAAAAGAAATAATCTCCCCCATTTGGCCAGTCAAAGAAGCACCTTTTGCAATTTTTCCAAAATAATCATTTTCTGAATAAACTAAATTTTGATTATCCAAATAATAATATTCAGCAGAAGTAAATTCAAACATCCACTTAGTGTGAATATTTTTACCGGGAGCGGCGTGATGCTCCGTTGCTGTTACTTCATCACCCACTAATCTATAATCATGAATATAAAAATCTATATCGTGTTCAGAATCTTCCGTGCCTGGAGTTTCTATTTCTAAATGAAGGATTTCGTTTCCTCTGAAATTAAATTCTTCTCCAATAGCAGAAGGTTCTTCAAGAACCAATGTACCACTCAAAGAAGGTTGAAACATTCCTTCTTTAATGGCAAGATTTCTAAAAATGCTTTTTGGAGAACCTTTTTCTTCCGGCAAAGGAAATATTTGCAAAGTTTCTCCAGTCGGTTTCCGAATTTCCAACTTCTTTATATTAACATCGTTATTAAAATTTCTATCAGTGACATTAGGCATAATATAATTCGCTTATTAATTTACTTCTATAATTGTTGTGGTTCCGCGAGAAACATCATTTTGCATCAATTTCTTAAACTCATCATATATTTTGCCTATTAGTTTTGGATGAACTAATTTAATTTTTCTTTTTTTAAATTGTTCTTCATATACCGCTTCCTGAAAACTTAATGTTTTAAATCCGGTTGGTAAAGATTCTCCATTTATATATTTGTATATCATAGTATCATTCGCATCAGGATCATTAACGCAATCATCTGGACAACACAATCCCCTAATATCAATTGCCGAAATATAAGGAACCTCAGTAGCATCCGAAGGTCCACCCGGAATTGGTCCTCCACCAGTTGCAGTAGATATGGGGCTTATATCCCACGAACCATATTTAAACTTCTCCACTCCGTCCGCAATAGTTGTTATTTTTTTTACTTTAAAATTTGCATCACCATAACCACATCCAGTAGAAGAATGAATAAATCGGAAAGTGTCCCCATTTGCTCCCTGAATTTTTCTGACAGTAACAATATCATCATTATCACTTAAACTAAAACTAGAACTTTCTAATTTGACATTAATTTTAGATAATTCTTTATCATAAAAATCAACAATAGCATAATTAACAATAGATGCAGTAACACCTTCAAGACATTCGATACTAGAAGGATCCATAGTACATGTTTCGGCTTTTGCAACAACATCGCCTTTTTGAAAATCTCGAAATTCTTCAACAAAAATACTATGTCCTTTGTAAAATCCAGTATCGGAAAATTTTCTTTGAATTTTATTTTGCGACTGCGGCCATTCATTCTCGACATCAATAATATTGTTTGAAAGAAGAACTAACCAAAACCATTTAGCATCTCCATATATTTTGAATGCTACATCATCGGGAGTTTCGCCATCCCCTATCACATATTCAATGAAATTTCTTAAATCATCTTTTGTTTTCTTTGTGAAAGTAACTCGTCTGAATATATCTGCCATTTCGGATGATATGGAGCCTGTTGAACCTTTCGGAAAATTATATTCGAATTTGGGTAAACTTCTAAAATACATTAATCAAGAACCTCTACTATGCCCGACTTTAGCAACACTACGAGCAACCAATTCTCCAGTAAACGGATGTCTAACATTGACTTCTAGTTCTTGGAATTGTAATTGTAAAATAGTTGTTGTAGGATGGGGATTTTCTCTATTACCAAAACCAAAAGGACCACCAGCACCAGTTTTATCTAACACAACATTCACCAATACCGCATTTTGGGGACTCATATCCCATTGTCTCATTCTTGATCCTCCTACGGAACTATAAATTCCGATTCCCCAGAGAGGAGGATGATACATTTTACTGCTTCTTTCTTTTGCCGCGGCAGGATATGCTAATCTTTGAAACTCACTACAAATTTTATCTATCTCTTCTGCTTCTTTTATTGTTTTTGGTGTCATTTCAAATGCATAATTAAATCCTCTTAAATTTGAACCAGAAAAAGTTGATTCTGTCAGATCCATATCTACCCTGCCCACTTTTTGTGCTATATTAGTTGCGATATTTCCTAATCCAAAAATACTACCCAAAGCATTTAGTCCTCCTTCAATTGCTCCTCCTGCCAAATCTCTAAGAGTATGAAGTCCTAAAGAAGATTCTGGAGTTTCTCCTTCCATGAATTTTATATCATTTGAAACATTAATTCTTTTTGGAAGTGCCATCCAAACATCTAATGCATCCGTCCCCAGCGGATCTAACCCAATTCTCGCCGCTCTGGCATTTCCTTCTGAAGTATATGAAAATGATTTGAAATTAACCCAAAGAGGAACTTCTGATTGAACAAAACTAATTGGATATTGTAGTGCCATTAAAATCCTTTTTATTTCTATAAATATATAGGTTAAATGGAGAAGCACTGTGGCGTACAAAACTAGATATAATCCCAAAAATAAGTCTAAATATATAGGAAATCCAACTAATATAATTTGTCGTTCTTTGTGGGAAAGAAGAGTTTGTAAATATCTAGATGAAAATAAAAATATAATAAGATGGGGTAGTGAAGAGATAACCATACCTTATTATTCTCCCGTTGACAAAAAAATGCATCGTTACTACCCAGATTTTGTTGTCGAAAAGAAGACAAATGGTGGTATTAAGACTTTGATTATAGAAGTAAAACCAAAAAAACAAACAACAGAGCCTCAAAGAAAGAAAAAATCAAAATCAGTCTATATTAAAGAATGTATGAGATACAGCATAAATGAATCTAAATGGAAGGCAGCAGAAAAAATATGTAAGAAAAAAGGCTGGAATTTCATCATATTGACTGAAGATGATATACTTCCTTAGTGATAAATAATATAGAAAAGGAAAATATATGTCATCCAACATACAACAATTTAGAGATAATTTTTTCCGATCAGGAAATATTCAAAGACCTACTCGATATAAGGTTCATATGCAAGGTCCAGGGATGCCTATGTTGAGTATACAACCAGAATCAGTCACCGTTCCAGGCAGAGAACTTCAAATTCACCGTGACGAAATTTGGGGCCCAGAAAGACCAATTCCGGTAAAAAGAACATTCAATAGTGCCATAATTACAGTATTTGTAATGGATACTGCATGGACTGCAAGAGATTATATAGAAGAATGGATGAATAAATTAATTCCTCCTGGCGACGAAATAGAATTTAACGGAAATATGCGACAACCATACGAAGGAATAATAACAAATTCTTCTTTAATGATAGATGCATTAGATGACAGAGATATAAGAAGAACAAGAATTGATGTTATTGAACCTTGGCCCGTAACTATTATGCCTTTGGAGATGGGATACGGCATGTTTAACGATTATGTCAGACTTCAAGTATCTTGGGCATATAGAACATATGGTTATTGATTGAAATTCATATTATAAGGAGATGTTATTATGAATAACCTTGTTTCTCTCATAGCAGAGAAAACCCCCACCTATCCGGTGACAATTCCTTCTACAGGAAAAAATACAATATTTAGACCTTTCTTAGTAAAAGAAGAGAAAATTCTTTTGATGGCTCAAGAGAGTAATAATGATTTCGAAATTTTACAAGCAATCAAAGATATTGTTGAATCTTGTGTTGAAGGAATAGAAAAAGCCGAAAATTATCCTCTTTTTGATGTAGAATATTTGTTCATACAATTACGAGCAAAATCTGTTGGTGAAGTTGTTGAACCAGTTTTGGTATGTCCCGAAACCGAAGAAAATATTCCTCTAAAAATCAATTTAACTGAGGTGGATATTACAGAAAACAAAGACCACAAAAACACTATACAGATAGCAGATAACATCATTGTGAAAATGCGGTATCCTTCTATAAAGATACTTCAACAAAGAGGAGAAAATATTGATTATACAAACCCTTCTTCTTTTTACGATTTAATAGCAGATTGTGTTGATTCGATCCAAACCAAAGAAGAAAATATATCTGTTACTGATATTTCTAAAGAAGAACTCGAAGAATTTATAGATTGTATGACAAAAGAACAATTCAATCTCTTGTTAAACTTTTTTATTACTTCTCCTAGATTAGAGTATGAAGGAAAATATGTTACATCAGACGGAAAGGAGCGAACCTATGTTTTGAGTGGGTTAGGGGATTTTTTCGAATAGCCCTCAGCCATATAAATCTCGTAGAGTATTATAAACTTAACTTTCAACTAATGCAGCACCATAAATATAGTTTAACAGAGTTAGAAATAATGCTTCCGTGGGAGAGAGACATTTATTTGGCGTTACTGAGGGCTTATATAGAAAAAGAAAACGAAAGACTTTTACAAGAACAATCTCAATCAAAATTCAATAATTTTAGAGGAATGTAATGATTAAAAAGAAAGGTTTCAGAAAATCAGTCCTTGCTTACTTTGGAAATAGGAAAAAACCAAAGAGTGATATCAATTCTAAAAATGAAAAGATTAAAAGATTGATACAATCCTTAACATCCAATAAAAACACAAAGAATAAAAAACCAAGAAATGTTTCTGAAAACGAAAATAGATTTTTGAACTATTATATAAATCCAATTTCGATGAAGAAGAAAAATTTATCATTTAAACCATTCATCTATGATATTCCAGAAATAGAAAAAACAACACCAGTTTCTAAAACACAGAAGTCTAACAAAAAAAATAATAATATTACAGAATTTCCGATAAACAAAAACAAAGAAAAATATGTTGATAGTATCACAGCGGATTCTTTGAACAGTCTCAGAAAATCTATAAATGCTTTACTTCAAAAGAAAGAAAGAACCAACCAAAACATTATTGTTGGCAAAAAATTCCCGATACAGATACAATCTCAAAAAGAAATACTGTCTAATAAAGCAAAATTTCTTTATCAGGAACCAGAAAAAAATCTCTCTGTATCCACAAAAAATATAACTCCAGAACATCAGTATTCTGTTAGTCATTCGCACCCAAAAACTCCAGAACATCAGTATTCTGTTAGTCATTCGCACCCAAAAACTCCAGAACATCAGTATCCCATTCCTTCTTACAATAGCATTAGCAACATGTTTGTTAATCTTAAGAAAGGTATTACGCATATAACAGAAACAAAAGTCCCCAAAATATTTAATCATATATCATCAAACAATAAAACCACTAAAATAAAAAAACATGATAACTTTTCTTCAATAAACAACACCAAACCAATAACACAAAAAGAATCTATAACTAACCAAGAAATAAAACAAATTCAACCAAACAATAAGCATCTGAACCAAACCACAAACAAAAAAATAATCAATTTAGAAATTCTAAATGAGAAAATGAATTCTTTTGTTGAAAAACATTTTTCCCTAAACAAAAGGTATCAGAAAATGAATTTTCAAAAAGAGTTCACCAAAATAAAAGGTAAACCAGTAGTCAAAAGTATATTAAACAACCAAAAAGAAATACCAACAATTCCTGGCTTACAACACGGTGGTATTGTTAATAAACCCACACCAGCAATAATTGGAGAAGCAGGTCCAGAAGTTGCTGCTCCTTTAAAGGAATTGCCCGGTATTATTGCTAAATCCCAAGAACTTCAAAAAAGAACTAATATGCCTACAGATCAAGCAAATAGAGCATTGTTACAAAATGATGCATTGAAATCAGCAAACACCAACAAAACCGAAGAAAAATCTCAACAAGAACAAGGTATGATCATTTCAAATACACCAATCACAAGCAATTCTACAAATGTTGGTCTTCAAACGGGAGGAACAACCAAATTTGAAAGAAGTTTATTTAACACTATTAGTCTACCCGATTGGAGAAGCAGATTGGGGTAACAAAAAGGAGTCCCGAAGGACTCCTTTTTTATTCATATAGATGATGTTATTGTTTAACCGTCATTAGCAAGTTTTTCGAAATAACTTAATGCGTCTGTACTACCATCGTCGTCGTCGGCAGTTTCTGAGGATTCTTCAGGGCTTGAAGAAGAACTATTATCTTCCGAAATGTTCTCAGCAGTTTTCTTTTCCTGCACCGAAACATCTCTAATATCATTCCCCAAAACAGAATCCAATTTTGCTTTCAAATCATCATATGACTTAAAGTTAGAAATATCACTAAATTCTGAAAGAGCATATTGATTCTTCCAAAGTTCTTCCAACTTTGCATCATCTCCGTCAAAGAGTGGTGAAGATGATTCAAATTCTGACTTATCATAATTAATAAATCCTGCTACCTTACGAACCTTCAACTTGAAATTTGCACCTTCCCAAAAATCAAACGGATTAATTGCCTCTTCATCTTCAAATTCAGGCTTCATCGCTTCTTGAATCTTATCAAAAATTCTTTTGCCATACTTATAAAGAAAAGTTTTACCTTCATTTTGGGGATTTGCAGGATCACTCACAATAACAATATTAGAAACATAATGCAACCTACGCTTACGACTGCGAGCAATATCTTTATCTTTCTCTATTCCGCTATTCCAAAGTTCATTATTTGTCTCACAAAGAGGGCACTTTCCTCCATGTGTTGTCGGACAGTTTTCGATATACCATCCACCTCTTCCTTGAAACCCGTGTGAATAATACTTTGCCCAAGGAGTATCCTCTTCTTCTGGGGCAGGAAGAAACCTGATAACTGCATAACCATTACTGGACTTATCTAATTCTGGTCGCCAAAAACGATCATCATTATATGAATCCTTAGAATTCATCTTTTCCATTTTCTTTGTTAGATCATCAATACCTGTTCTGGATTTTTTCTTAAAATCTGCAAATGACATATTTTTCTCCTTGTATGTTTCCACGGATCTCCCGTGACCTTGCATTTTAGTAGGAACTCCCTACTACGAATATATGAATTATACTATATTATTCTTGCTTGTCAACCCTAAATCGGCAATTTAACATTATTGGGTAGTAAGTTAATTTTTTGTCCTTCCGCATGGATCTTTTCTATTATGGGCTGTGATATAAATTTGGCTGCCAATTGTGGCTCAATAGTATATTGCGTACACATTTCAAGAACAGCATCAATATATTCTCCACCATTTTTCTGAACATATTTTTCTACATCTCGGGAAAACATTTCACCGCCATTCTCATCAAAAATCATATTTGTCTCCTTACCTTTTCAGTTGTATAAATATAAAAGGATTATATCACAGGTTTAGTACTAATGATATATATATTTATAATATTGACTAAAATTTGGAGAACAATATGCCTGATACCGGACCTAATATAATCATTGATATAAGCGGAAATACCGCTGAAGTGGCGACAGACTATAATACTAGCGGTATTGGTCTTACTGGGGCGCATGTTGCTGTATATAAAGTGGGGTGGGGTGATAGCACCATAACCGAAAGGGTTACAGAAACTACTCCATTACCTGTTAAAATTCATGGTGCAACCGCTGAACTTGGTATAACCGGATCGGTTGATATAGGAAATACTCCGGGAACACCTATAGTTAACTATAATTGGGACAGACCAGATCAACCATTAATTTATCTTGCCGTTGCGGGCGCAACATCTGGACCAAATACAGAACGAGTAGGAACAAGTGGTCCCATCTGGGGACAACCGGGCGCAACAGCAATTGCAGTTACTGGCGATGTCAGAATCATCCAAACAACTTATATAAATATTCAAGGATTTACTAGCGGTTCAACCGCAGATTGGGATTCTGGCTCTTCTGCTGGATTTGGTGTTCCGGTAAATGTTACTGGTGGAAGACACCTACGAGCAAGTACGGATACTGTAACGGTTGAAGGGACAGTCAACGCGACAGGCGGAAGACAACTATCTGCGGGTACAGATTCTGTAGCAATTTATGGGTTTGACGGTGATAAATATGTACAAACTATTGCTCATGGAGGGGATGGAACAACCCTAGGCATATCAGGCGATTCTCTCAAAGTGGCAATCACAAACACAGACGCAAATGTTACATTCAATGTTAGTGCTACTACTGGTGTTACAAATGATGTGATTAACACTAACGATTCTAATGCCCCCCATGGCGCATTAAAGGTTCAAGGTGTGTCTGGTGGTGTTCCTGTTATTATTAAGGGAGAAAATAGTGGTGCTGTTGAAATAACTGCGACTACTGCATTAAATACTTCAGTTTCTGGAACAGTTACTATTGACGATTCTAATATTGTTGATGCATTAGAAACGGACACCAAACCTCTCATCAAAGCCCTCAATTCTATTAAAACGCAAGTAACACCAGTAAGTAATATTAGAACAGATTTAACTAGCGGTAATGTAAAGGTTAAAATTACAGAAAATGTTAGACCAACGGGTGTGTATGCAGGTAAGGTTAGTTCAACTGTTTCTGCACAGCAATTAGACTCAAATACCCGACTTCTTAGTGGTGTTCATGTTAAACTTCATCCCGGAAGTTCTACAAATATTACAGTTGGTGGTAAAGCATTACTAGGGCAACCGATAAACGGGTATTTACTAGAACCCGGAGAATCTATATTCATTGAATGTGACAACCTTAATAAGGTATATGTCACTGGTAATGGCGGAATTGTATTTTACTTGGGTTCATGATAAATGGCTAATATTGCTTCTAAATATTCTAGAAGAGGAAAAAGAAAACAAAAAGAAGTCAAATTTACATTGGTTTCTAACAGTCTTTTTCTAAAAGATCAATTGGTATTTAGGGATACCAAAGATGACGAATTTTTGAACAGTTCTTCTTTATTAAGTACTCCTACTTTTGCATTCGTTGATCCTTCCCAAAGCGATTCTAAAGTATTCATAAGTTATGGACACAGCATAGACGAAGATAAAGCAAAAATTAAGGCTTTTTTTTCTAAAACAAATCGCGGAACTCAATTTACTATATCAAACGCAGATTGGCAATATGTAACCGATACCGACTATAAAACCGCTGATGTAGGAGGCACATATGAATTTCTTTCTCTAGAAGATTATATTATAGTGGCAAAGGCTGTGAATGTAACTTCACTTAACGCTAAGTATAAAACCTATAAAGCGGATTATTTTATAGAAAGTCCTCAAATTAGTATAAATATACCACCAAACACAACCAAAATTGCAGAGATTAAAAATCTTCTTGGTTCGGGATCTAATAAATCTTTTTCTAAAATGGGTTTAGATTCTTCAATAGAAAGAAATTTATATTGGATTGAGATCGGCGGATCAAATAACAATACAGGTAAACTTTCTGTTATAGGTTATAAAAACGATTCTGAAGGAGCAGAAATATTAAAAATTGATGGTAAAATAAATGAAGAATTATTTTTGGCAGAAGGAATGTTAAATATAAATCTTTTCGTAAAGGAAAAAGATGTTGGCAAAACAAAAAAATCTAAATCTGCCGCAGCCGAATTCGAATTAAAAAATAACATCGAATCACCCGCTGTTACTGCACCATCCAACCAAGCAAAAACACAACAAAAACCTACACAACCATTAAGATCTAATACTCTAGAATTTAATATTAATACAAGTTTAGTTAATGTTCGTTACCCCAATACCCCAAAATCCACAATAAAAAGAACATTTAATGTCACTGTTTCTGAAGTGGACGGATCCAACAAATTTATAATCAACAAAAAGAGGCAAAAAAGTATTGTAGTTTATAGAGGAAGAACCTATAAATTCGTACAAACCGATCCAAGTAATGCTGCTTGTTGCCCCACAGGCATTGGTGATCCACATCCTCTTGCAATATCCAAAACACAAGATGGTTTCCATAATGACGGAAGACCTTATATTGTTGGTATATCGATAAGGGGGAGTTTAGGAAAAACAAGAACCCTAAATTTTAGGGTTCCTCTTAACGCTCCAGACAAACTATATTATTATTGTCAAAATCATATGGATATGGGAGGTACTCTTTTAGTAAGAAATGATCCTAGTAATACAAGAGCAACTACACCTTCCAGTACCACATCTACACCCATACCCACAACAACCAGAAGCACCACAACTACTACTAGAAGTTCTTCTATGAGAGTTTATTAATCGCTTAAAAATTGATTATCAGAAATGGGATCTGTTTCTAGAAGCATCTTTGAAACAGAATTAGTTGACATCCATTCTACAGAACCATCTTCATATTGCAATTTGACTGCTTCTGTTTCTCCATTTTCTGAATCTACAGCATCAACAATCTTTCCTGATTTACGATTGTTTCGATTTACCACTGATTCTCCTAATTCATACATTGCCATTACAAATCCTCCTTAATGTCGGAATTTATTTAAAAGTTCTTTAGGAACATCAATACCAAAGGCAAGTAAAAAATTTACTGAAGATTTTGAAGCATTCATGATCTCGTCACGACGCTTATTTCTTATTCGGTTTTTGAGTTTTTTGTGCTTTCGTTTCACATCAATCTGTTTGCTGTTCGGCATCATCATCTCCATATACGCCCAAGTCATACTCTTCTTCAATATTTTCAGTATCATCAACTTCTTCAACACCTTCATTTTCAATTAAGTGTTTTGCCCAATGTCCGAAAAATCCATTTGGTTCATTTCTTTTTTCTGTCATTTTATTAATCCTTCTTGAATACAAATCCTTTACCCGGTCTTGCCATATACGATGCGAATTCCTCACCTTCCGGCGGATCTCTGTGAAAACTTCCAACGGGTACTCGTTTTCCTTTTCCTGGCCATCCACCTTTCTTTAAGCCATGCAATGCAGAGCCTCTTTTCTTGGAAGTAATCGCAACACTATCTTGATTGTATCTTCTCCCAAGTGCCGTTGCAAGTCCTTTTAGCACAGTATGATGTTTTTTTCCTTGACCTTTTGCATCAATTTTTAATGACTTTTCTGTTACTTGTCGTTTTTTGCCTGTTTCTGGATCGTGTTCAACATATCTGCCAGTTATTTCAACATATCCATGACCACTTTTCTTAACTTGGCTTTTTAAATCTTTATGTCGTTTATTGTTTTCTTCTTGAGATAAATCGCCACGATGTGCAGAAACCATAGCCGAACTCAATCCAGATTCGTGTTTTACTTCCTGACGATAGGAAGATTTCTTAGATGCTTCTTGCAATTCTTGTTGTAATTGAATAAATGTTTTCATATTAGTATATGAAATATGTATGAAAAAAACTCCCTCGCTAGGATTCGAACTTAGAATCTATCGGTTAACAGCCGATTGCCTTACCGTTAGGCCACAAGGGATTAAAACACCCCTGGCAGGATTCGAACCTGCGACTGATGGATTAGAAATCCATTACTCTGTCCTCTGAGTTACAGGGGCAAGAGAAAATCATCTAATTCTCTTTCCGTTGCCCCTTTTAGAAGT